GGGTGGTGTATCATCCTGTAGACGGAGACTTCAATGACACATGATCCACTAACTCTTGAACAGTACTTTCACGAGATTGTTAACAAACCTATCGAAAAGGAAAAACCAACCATGCTTGATCAGTTTAAAATCGCTGTAGCGAACGCACAGCATAACTTCATGTCCCTATGGACTAAACCTGTAGCCTTCGTAGAGGACGAGAAGCACACTCTCATGGAAGATGACTATTGGGCTTTTGAGATGGTCACGTATGAGTGGGTTGACCCTCTTGACAAAACAGAACATCCTATGAAGCATTCACTCGTTGTTAAACCTCACGACACTACTTGGATGGACGTGCTAGACCGTATCCTAGACGAGATGGAGAAACACTACGGCTACAGCATTAAGCAGCAAGTGTATTACTCAGTTGAGTACCCTTTGAACGAAGTGGATGATCGTGATCGTAAACCCTTTGCTGGCTACGGACGATGCTTGAATGACAATATTCTTCAGCAGCTCCTGTTAGCCTTCCCTGAAGTCTACGAAACACTTCCCTACCCTTATAAACCTAAGAACGTGTTTGAATAACATATGCGTATCCTAGTAATTCCAGATACACAGTGCAAACCTGAGGCAGCTCAGGATCATCTAACATGGGCAGGGAAAGCTATTTGTGAGTACCGTCCAGATGTCGTAGTTCACTTAGGTGATCACTGGGACTTCCCTAGTCTCTCAAGCCACGACAAAGCAGGTAGCAAGTACTTCGAAGGTAAACGCTACCTAGCTGACGTAGCCGCAGGAAACACAGGGATGTTGACTCTGTTGAATCCTCTCCATGCACTCCAGAAGAGTCAGAAGGAGAACAAACAGAAGGTCTACAAGCCTCGTATGGTGTTCTTGAAGGGCAACCATGAGCATCGCCTCACGAGGGCTGTGAACAACAATCCCATGCTTGAAGGACTACTCACCTATGATGACCTCAACTTGAAAGATTGGGAAGTACATGAGTTCTTACATCCTGTATTCATTAATGGTGTTGGCTTCAATCACTATTGGCCTGTCGGTGCTATGGGTAGACCTGCTGCTTCTCCCGCTGCTATTATCAGTAAGCTTCATATGTCTTGTGTGGCAGGACATCAACAAGGTAAGCAGATCGCCTATGGCAAACGTGCTGATGGCAAGCCTATATGCGCTATTGTCGCTGGTAGCTATTACCTACATGATGAAGACTACATGGATCAACTGAGCAATCGTCACTGGCGGGGCTTACTGGTCATGAACGAGGTAGAGGACGGACACTTCGATGAGATGTTCCTGTCTATTGAATACTTAGAACGAAAGTACTCACATAATGAGACCAACAATAAAGGAGATTGAGGAATATATGTCAGGATTAAACGGAACAACCGCTAAAGACATCGCAATCAAGGGCGCAAATGCTAAACAAGTAAGTGGAAATCATTACAAGGAGAAAGAAATTCAGCCTTGGGACTACATTTATGCAAATAACATTGGCTATTTTGAAGGAAACTGTGTAAAATACGTGTCCCGCTGGAAAGACAAGGGCGGTATAGCCGACCTCCAAAAGGCAATCCATTATCTTGAAAAACTAATCGAACTTGAGAAGAACAAATAACCATGACAACAATGACCCCTTATCAGACCTATATCGCTAAGTCACGCTATAGCCGCTACTTGGACGATAAAGGTCGCCGTGAACACTGGCACGAGACAGCTCATCGCTATATGCAGTTCATGTATACACACCTTCAGAAGAACCACAATTACACCATTGATGGCCCAATGTATGACCGTATCTTCAATGCTATCGTCAACTTGGATGTGATGCCTTCGATGCGCTCAATCATGACCTCAGGTGAGGCATTGGAGCGTCAGAACGTAGCTGGTTATAACTGTTCATTCCTGCCCATTGACGACCCTAAAGCCTTCGATGAGGCTATGTACATCCTCCTGTGTGGTACAGGCGTAGGTTTCTCCGTGGAGCGCAAGTATGTCAACCGTTTACCTGAAATCCCTGAAAAGCTTTATGAGTCTAGTACTGTGGTTTACGTTAAAGACTCCAAAGAAGGATGGGCAAAGGCTCTCCGTCAGGTCTTGGCACTCCTATGGGCTGGAGAAGTCCCTAAGTGGGATGTCTCTGCTGTGCGTCCTGCTGGTACACGCCTCAAGACGTTCGGGGGACGTGCGAGTGGCCCAGAGCCGTTGGTTGAACTTTTCAAATACGTGGTCGCTAAGTTTAAAGCTGCCCAAGGCCGCAAGCTCTTCTCGATTGAGGCACATGATATTCTGTGTAAAATTGGAGAAGTTGTGGTTGTCGGTGGAGTTCGTCGATCAGCTATGATCTCTCTGTCTGACTTAGACGATGATCGTATGGCTCACGCTAAAGCCGGTAACTGGTGGGACGGTAACGGTCAACGTGCCTTGGCTAACAATTCAGCTGTGTACGATGTCAAGCCCGATGTGGGTCAATTCATGCGAGAGTGGAGCAATATCTATGAAAGTCATTCAGGAGAGCGTGGCATTTTTAACCGCTATGCGTCTGAAATTCAAGCGTCTAAGAATGGTCGTCGTGTACTCGGTAAAGAATGGGGCACTAACCCTTGTTCTGAAATCATTCTCCGCCCTTACCAATTTTGCAACCTCAGTTCAGTTATTGTGCGTTCGGGGGATACACTGGAGTCTCTTAAAGAAAAAGTCACTATTGCGACAATCTTGGGAACCTTCCAATCTACCTTGACGAACTTCCCGTACCTACGTAAGGTGTGGCAGACTAACACTGAGGAAGAGCGTTTGTTGGGTGTCTCCATGACTGGTATCCTAGACAATACCTTGCTCAACAATGCCTACGACAAGGATCTGCCAGCACGTTTGGAGGAGCTGAAGAATGTTGCTGTGGATACTAATAAGTCTCTTGCTGCTGAACTTGGCATCAATGCTTCTGCTGCAATCACCTGTGTCAAACCCGAAGGTACGGTTAGCCAGCTTACTGGTACTGCTAGTGGCATTCATCCTCAACACAGTGCTTATTTTATTCGCCGTGTACGCTCTGATGCCAAAGATCCTCTCACTCAGTTCTTGAAGGATGCTGGATTCCCTTGGGAGCCTTGTGTGATGAAGCCTGAGTCAACAGCTATCTTCTCCTTCCCTATGAAGACACCTGAGGGTGCTCGTCTACGTGAGGACTTGAACGCTATTGAACACTTGGACTTGTGGTTGACATTCCAGCGCCACTGGTGTGAGCATAAGCCTTCAGTGACTATTTCAGTCAATGAGAATGAATGGCCTAAGGTAGGGGCTTGGACATGGGAGAACTTCGATGAGATCACTGGCGTATCGTATTTGCCTATGGATGGTGGAAGTTACAGGCAAGCACCTTATTCCTCTTGCACCAAAGAAGAGTATGAGGAAGCCCTTGCTTTGACACCTACGGTAATCGACTGGGAAGCCATGAAAGAAGCCACCGATAATGTCGAAGGCGCTCAAACCTTAGCTTGCGTGGCAGGAATCTGTGAGCTTTAACTTAGCTTGCCCTACTTGCGGTAAAGACAGGGAGTTCTCTAGAAAGTCAGCCTTGAATACGGCTGAAAAGAAGGGAACTTCTTGTTTTTCTTGTCGTTCAGTGGTTAACAACATTAAACGTACAGGGACTAAAACCAAAGAGAAAAACCCTGCTTGGAAGGGCTTTGGTTGTGTTCCCGGCAAAGTTTTCAGTAAACTTAAAAGAGATGCTGAAAAACGAAACCTTCCTTTTGAGATAACTATTGAAGACATTTACAATCAATACAATAAACAGAAGGAACGGTGTGCTTTTACAGGTTTTGAGATATTCTTTGATGTTGATGCGTCTGTAGATAGGATTGATAGCTCAAAAGGCTATACTATAGACAATATTCAAATCGTTCATAAGATCCTCAATATGATGAAACGTAACCTACCAAACGATGAGTTTATATTGTGGTGTAGGTCTGTATACATCCATAACTATGAGTAAAGTAATGGTTCTCATGCGGGTGGTTGAAATGATCACCTGCTTTCATATTATCGCTAACACATGGAGGCATTGGACATGATAGTAGACTTCTCATGGTCTGGAGGACTTGTATTAGGTATTCAACATACTGAGCAAGCCGTTGTTGAGACTGACGAAGATGTATACGAGATGGCTAACGCTATCCTGATTCACTTAGGGTTTGTCACTGTGGCAATCCTCTTTGTCTAGAAACTAAAAAGCCCTCTAATGACTCATTAACGATACATTAGAGGGCTTCGTGACTCGTTTATGAGTCAATTAGGCTTTGTGATATTCCTGCTCAGTAAGGATACCTGCTTTGTACTTACCTTCAGGCTTGAAGATAGTTAGCTCTTGTTGTCTCATCTCAGGAGCGAAGGAGATGTGCATCCAACGACCAAACTCATGGATCATCTGATCGAACTTGATGCCAGCCTTCTTGACTTCCTGACACAGTTGGTATGGGGTTAGCTTCGATGAGGAGACATCAATAGCCCAACCGTCCATATGTGAGCTAACCTTGGAGCCTCCAACAGCCACGTTAACGGCTGGTAGACGTAACCATGAGTTAATCCTCAGAGGGCCTGTGAGTGCCCTGAGTTGCTCAAGCTTCTGAGCTGCTGTCTTCATGTTCTCAAGTTGGACAGTGGAAGGTTGATTGTCGATACCGTTACGCACAGCAGTCTCGCTGTAGGTAGCCTCTTCAAGGCTAAAGTGCTCACTCAGCTGCATCTTGTTTCTCCTCGTCACCGTTCATTTTAATAGCTGCAAGCCAGCCGATAAAGCCACCTACAATCGTGGAGAATGCAGGAGCGATAATCGGGAAGATGTCCTTGTTGTCTACAACGCTATTAGGCATAAACATAGCACCTAACAACGTGACTGTCATAGCAACCATCACGAACGCTAGTGTCCTAGCAATCATCCTTGCAATCTCAAAAATAACCTGTTCTTTCATTTCTTTCCGACCTTATCAGCTAGTTTTTCCATCGTTCTGCCACCGAAGTAGAAGGACATAACCAACATACCCCATTGACCTAACAGCTCCACATAAGCCCCACGAGTCTCATATTCAAAGATGGAGGCTATAGCGAAACCACTGTAGGCAACCAACAAGAAGATGAGAACCATAGGACGGATGTTCTTAGACAACCATGAGTCAGAGGCCATGTCAGCCTTCATGCGCTCAGTGAGGTTAGTCTGCTCAACTTCGTACTCTTTAGCGTCGATCTCCTTGAGCTTCGCAGCTAGTTCAGGATTGTCTTTAAGAGCTTGAGTGACTGCACTAGGTGAAGCCTCCACACCTAACTTAGCGGCAATAGCGTTCATAGCCATGCCACCTAGAGGGCCTCCTACGGCAGTCGCTAGAGCTGGTGCTGCACTTTTAAGCAGGTTCATTAATTCGTTCATTCGGAGTACCTCATATTCATTGTGGTTTACACGCCGCTACAGCGTCCTTTACGATAAGATATAAATAGAGTTCAAAAGGTAAGATGATGCAGAACAACAAGGTAAGCAACACGAGGAAGCTTACGTAGAGTGTCTCGCTAGAAGAATCGCTGCTGTTAGTCCCCATATTTCCAATATCAATATAGCCATTACTACGACCAATGCTATCCGTTTACGTATCTTGTTAACTAACTTAGTCTTCTTAAATACTTCTTCTTTTCTGCGTTTAATCGTTAACAAGTGCGTTATTTCTTGTTTCTCCTGCACTATTCCGAACATTTCGATGACATCGCTATACAAGGCCCCTAACTCAGGAGGACTCTGGTAGACCATAACCTCTCTCAGTTCTTTCTGAGCCTTCTCCATCTCCTTCTTAGCCACTACTAAGTCTAAAGAGACATCTAGTAGCTCATCAGGTTCAATGTACTGAGTGTCTATCCGTAACTGTTGTTCAGCTATCTTCTTGTCTATCGCTATCATGGCCTTAAAGAACACTTTCAAGTTCTTTATGAGGTCATTCTTAATGTCTTGTTCACTCTGAGGTACTCTAGTCTGTACCTTCTTCTTAGTAGCTTGTGGTGCGTCAGTAGACTTAGAAGTAGTTTCCGGCGTAACTGCCTTAGGTGGCTCCGGTGACGGAAACAGCTTAGACTTGATGAACTCCCATAGACCTAGTACTTCATCTACGTGCTCTTTAGCCTCATCAAAGGTCTCCTTCGCTTTAAGGACTACCCCTTTGTATTCTTTGTATAGCTCACATCCCTGCTGGATAGCCTCAACAGCCTTGAGAGCACCAGCAAGGATTATTAGAGGCATGTTCTATCGTGCCATACCATTCAGCTCAATACGAGGAGCAATAGACCTGTTGTATTCTTCCAACACTTGAGCGCCTGTGATGCTGCCTTCTCGTGTAGCACGTTCCGTTAATTGCTTGCCTATTTTTTGAGCAATCTCAGGACGACTACGCATGAGAGCATTCATTGCGTTGATGCCTGATTCAGAATACATGATAGGGGCAGTGACAGCTAAACCAGCGGCAATAGCGGGATTCTGTAGCACTCCGTACAAACCAGTTGCAGACGCTGCCAAGCGACCTTCTAAAGTAGCACTAGGACTTTCACCCATGATGTCTAAAGCGGCATCGGAAACATCTTGTCCACGGGCTGTACCACGAGCAAAGGATTTCTTATTGCGGCTAATGTCACGTTGACGTACAGCTGTTTGATACTGCTTCGGTGTGAAGACACCACCCTGAGCGCCTGAGTTAGCTGCTGCTGTTTGAATGACTTCTAGATCTCCGTAAGCGGCATCGATGCGACGAAGATTAGAGGTTTGTTTAGGATTCTGTACAGCAAGTTCTTTCTTAAAAACATCTAAGACATTCTTTAAAGCCTGTCCAATTTGTTTCTCTGCTTGTGTCGTACTGTTCAAATAACCTGAAGCTTCTTTACGAAGATCCGATTCAATGAGCTTATATTCAGCACCAGTCAATGTCTGTTTATCAAAGCGAGACAAAGCAGTTCTGTTTAAGATGTCCATAGCAGCCATCTTTTGAGCTTCAGAAGGTAAGCTAGATTTATTTAAAGCTCCCAACATATCTGAACTTACTTTGAAATTCAAATCAAAGTTCATTTTCGACAATACATTATCATAAGCGTTTGACACTTGATCAGAAGCGTACAACACTGCGTCACGACCAGCTATGTTTTCAGGGAGTTTGTCGTCAATCTTTGCTAGTGTCTTATTCAGCACACCTTTATTAAAGGACGCAATAGCTCGTTCTTTAGCAGCTGTAATAGACGGGCCGACATAAGGAACATTAGAAGCAAAAGACTCTAAGTCTCGTGCAGGAGTTCCTATCAGTTGACCGGGAGTAAGCTTAACACCTAAGTCAGTAAGCTTTTGTTCAGCAGCGGAAACTACAGGACTTAACGCCTTACCAGCGCCTTTAACAACAGCTCCACCAAGAACACCGCCCACAGTGCCTAGAGCAGCTTGACGAGCTTTCTCTTCAGCAAAGTCAGTAGTTGTGTCTGTAGGCATTAATAAGCCTTGAGCAGCGCCTACCGCAGCCGCTTGACGAGCAGGAGCAGTCACCAAACCGCCCACAGCACCGCCAACAGCCAAGTTAGCAGGACTAAGTACGTTACCAGCTATACGAGAAAAGTCAATATTCTCACCTTCACCTTGTGCTTGTCGTTGAGCTTGATAAGCTTGTTGTTCTTTAGCAACTTGCTCAGTAACACCGCCAGCGCCTACAGGAGACACTAGACCATACTTAGCAAGCTCATTGTTTACCATATTGATCCTATTGACCAACGACTTAGGTAAAGCTTTTTCAAGCAGTTGAGCACCGCCACTAATAGGGTCTTTTAAACCCATCAAGAAACCACTGAACTTCTGCTCAGGAGCTTGTTTTGATTGTGGTTGGGCTTGTCCTTTTAGAACACTCGCAATTTGCTCGTCAGACATATTGTCAGGAAATTCAACAATGTCTGTACCGACTTCAATGTATTGTGGCATGAGCTTCCTTATTTAACTGCTTCAAGCTGATTTGTCGCTGGATTGAATCGCTTAGTAGGCTTTGGTGTAGCGGCTGGAGCGTTTGTGTCGCCCAGAGGTAATGGTTTACCTGTTGTTACAGCTTTTTGTTGTTCTTCAAGACGATCAATACCTGCACGAATTTTCTTGTCTGCTTTTTGAAGAATATTCTTAATTGCAGAGCCTTCCATTGAAGTATCTCCTGCCATGACAGAACGAAGATATTTCAATTCCTCAACTGAGTCATTACCACCGAATTCTTGTAGACGAGGAATAACCACATCGCCAATATATGCTCGGAATTCTTGAGTATTAGCCAGACGGTCTTTACGAATAATACCACCAGAATACTTAGCAGCAAGTTCTTGAGCAGGGCCGTATCCACCGCTATAGATGCCTTTATCAAGCATATCCACAGCGTCTTTGATTGAACCTAGTGCAGTATACTTACCTTGTACGTTTGCTGTCTGCTTACCTACTTCAGTGCCTCCAGCTGTACCAGCACTCTTAGCTTGTGCGCCACTCATTGCAGAAGCAAGAGCGCCTAAGCCAGCACCCAGAGTTTCTTCAAGTGTTTTACTTTGACGAGTCGATTTAGCAATAGCGGTATCTATTGCCTTAACTCGTGGGTCATTTG